GTCCGGGTTCCATAATAAAAGTAGATTTATTTAGAACTAAACCGCCTTCACAGTTAAACGAAAACGGTTGTATCTGAGATTGATCAGGCATATTTAAATGGACCTAAATGATGAAGTAGGACTTCCTATGTGGTTTCTAGTTATATAAGTAGACCTTAGATAATCAAATTTATTTACTAGAAGAGTTTGCATATTTTTTATTCCCTGCTCAAACCTAGTAAAATTAATTGCATACTGTTGTGTTTCACCACGATACTGGTAAATAAATGCTGTTGCACCATCTACAATAACTGCAGCAAATCTATCAGGAATAGTGGTTGTATCACCATGTGCAGACATATCAGTAGGAAAGGTAAAATAATCATACTTTATAGTATATGCTTTATTAGGGCATGGGAATAATATATAGTTATTATCTAGTGTTCGTATTACATGAGTAGGCGCACTACCATTACTAAACTGTGCTACCTGTACACCACTTGCGTGTATTGCAGCCGTAGTAGATTGTGTTCCACGTGTAACACCTGTTAAGTCATTACCACTTACACCAGTATAAGATATAATTTCACTACCTATAAAGGCACTACCTGCAGAATCAAAGTCTGTGGTAGATGTAAGTGTTAGTGTAGTTACGGAACTAGAGTGTGATCCATTTAATGTTGTGGTTACAATTTCATCTTCGTGTGTAATGTGATCTTCTATATATTCTTTATAGTTCATACTGTTTAGTTTACCACCGCTTGTACCTAAGTCAGAGTCTTTTACAATACGAAATGTATCGTAGTCAGCTAACTTAGCTGTGGCTGGTATACTATATTTAAATGTACCTGCAACTAATGTTTCTGAATCTGTTGCATGATTAAATGGATAGTTAAATTCTCTTTGATTTATGTATCTAACAGCTTCATTAACAGCAGTTTTAGTTTGTGTTTGTATCCCTCTAGACGAACTAAAAGTTGAACTTGTTAGCTCAACTTCATTTAATCTTGCAAGTACTTTATTAGTTAAAGTTAGGTACGTTTCTGCCATTTAAATTTCTTTCACTGTTATGTAGTTGGAGAGGCCAGATTATCCCAGCCTCCCCATTTATTATATTATGCTAGATAGTCTCTATCAACTTCATTAGCTGATGTACTTCCTTGCTCAGAAACGTCCATCAATAGAGCGTAAACTCTAAGTTTACCTGCTGTAAAGGTAGCACCGTCACCTGCAAAAACAAGGTCTAGTGTATCTGCTGTAGCAAGAACAACTTCTGCTGAAGGTGTTACACTTGGAGCGTATGCACCATCTGAAGCACCATCAATGTCAAATGCTGTAACATATTCGTCAACGTCTGCTGCACCCAATGTTATAGTAGCATTTGTACCTGTATTCATTGTTGCGCTTTCGACAACTTGAACACCTGCGTGAAGTATGTGAGTGTTAGCTGGTAGTGTAATACATTGTACTGTATCTGGTGCTGAACAATCAATAGCTTGTGCAGTCAAGTCAATTATTAGTTCGACTTGATACGGCATACGGCCTCTGTTGGAGTTACCTGTAGCAGGAAGTAAAAGTGATGTTATAGTAGCCATTTTTTATGTCCCCCTACGCTGCGTTATATTTGGCGTTAACAAGAGCTTCTGGTCGAAGAATCTTTCTGCCATATAAGTGCATCCCACGAACAATATCGCTGAATGAATCGGGGTCCCGATATGACTCAACTTTATTGATCTGTTCTGCGGTTGCAACTGCACTATCGTGTCCAGCAACAATAACCCCGAAGTTTGCATTTTGGTTTGCAGAGCCAGATGTTCCTGGTCCAGTACCTACTGCAGGTAGATTGTTAGACTGATATACACGGAAACCGTGCAAGTTGTTTAGTAATAGACCGTTTTGAAGACCTGATCCACCGAAGTCTGAATTTAGAAGACGTGAATCTTCATCTTTCAATAGTTCGATAAATACAGAATCTAAGCAGATCCATCTGTTACGAGAGTCAACATTTTGTTGATCAAGTAGTCTCGCCATTCTAGCAATTACCTGTAAAGGTGAAGCTGTGGCAGTTGGCTGTGCAGTTGCACCACCAAAACGAGGTACAAGAGGAATCGAATGATCTCCTGCAGAACTTGTTGTGATGTTACCAAAGCTACTTTTGATTAGCTTCATGCTAGAAAGTAGTTCGTCTGTACCAGCAGTAGATACTGCTACAGATCCATTTACAGTTGCGTTAACTGTATCTGCGTCAGCGTGTAGCGAAGATTGTTTGTAACCAGCTAGGTATCCAAGAACGTCTTGGTCCATTTGGTCAGCTAATCTGTATGCTGCACGATCAGTTGCGAGATTCATAAAGTCAATGTGACTGTGCGCTTCTTCAATATCGTCGATTTTAAATGCAAAGTAATTTGATTTATCGACAGTAAGTTGAAACTCTTCGTCATCAAGATCCTGCGGCAGTATTGTAGTACCACGAGTGTACGCCTTTACTGAAACTTCAGGTTCTTTCATTATTTTTACTGTATCGCCTTGGTTTGCTATTTCACCAAAGTAATCGTTATTGGTTATAGCATTAGCAACGGCAGACTTGCGGAAAGCAAGTTGTACCTGTTTGCTGTAGATGATGGGTGAAAAATTACCGTTTGGTAAATTACCGTACCCACTTGCTGAAGAAAAAGCCATTGTATAAAATCCTCCGTTAAGATATGGCTATGTAATATAAACACAACATATCCACTAAAGGGGCCTGTTATTTTCGAGGGTGCAATTTAAGTTTTAGATCCGTCGATCTTTATATAAACTGGGCCTGTACTTAATAGGGTAGTTCTTTGCGGCTTAGTGTTTGGTGAAACATATACATAAAAATAAAACAATTCATGTATATGTGTATAGTTATACTTACAAAATTCTAAGTGTCAAGTCTTTTTTGACATATCATAAGTAAACTTGCCCTCTCGAATAGCTGTCATAATCTCA